TGCTAATAGATACATTAATCCTACTACGAATCAACCAATTCCTCCATCTGATTCTTCAGATGGGTCGCAAGTATGGAATACAGGAAATTCTTTAAATTTTTGTAGTGTTATTACTAACGCAACAACTATATATAAACCAAATAATCAACAATTTTCTCAACAAGGCGCGGTTTCGAGTAGTTCACGACTAGAAAGATTAAAATATAATACTATAACTAAAAATGGTTCTTCTTTTCATAATGCATATAGTTCTTTATCGGCGAATTTCGGGAAGTATCATGGAAATAGTGATGCTCTTTATTTTATTAAATCAAAAGAACAACTTGTATGCGTTCCTTATCGACGAAATGGAAAAAAACAAAGTATTTGCGCTAATTAAATTAAATTATTTCTATTATCTATATTATAATATATAATATAGATATCAATTATTCTCTCTCATTCTTATTATCAATGTGTTATTTATCTTATTTTTTAACAACTATATATATTAATGACTTTCGATAACATTTCAAAATCTACAAAGACGAATGGTGTTTTTTATTATTTAAAGAAGGATAATAATAAACTTTATACATTATTGAATGCTTCAGATGATACTAACTTATTTAAACAGACTTTATTAAAAGAAATCGATTTTTATTGTAATATTCCTACTTATTCACCTCGTAATATTTCTAAAATAGTTAATAATATATTTAAACATAAAGAAAAATATCACCTTGATAAGATAACCCAATGCGTTCTATGTAGAGAAAAAAGAGTTCATACGATTGAATATAGAGAGAATATTATATATATGACACCTGGAAAGGCAATTAATAATTCAGTTTATTTTGTATGCCAACATTTCCTTATTGAACTGGAAACCTGTTTGAAATATACAGAGAGATTTTCAATTGTGTTTAACTTTGACGATTACACATTTAGGCGTATGATAACAGATATGAGTATAGCAATAAAGTTATCAACCATATTGAAGGAATGTTACTATGAGAGATTAGATACTATATATCTCATTGATACACCATCCTATTTATCACCAATGATTTTAATGATGGAAAAATTGTTTAATGACTCTATATATAATAAGATGAAATGCATAACAAATATTGAATTCGATACCTCAGCAATTATACATAGAAATATTAATTCCGAGTAGAATAATATATTTTTTAATGATTTATTATTATCATATTTGCTAAATATATTATTCCATGTTGAAATAAATTCTTTCTTTTTATTGCCAAATAAAAAAGTAATTATCTATACAATAGATATGAAGAAACAAACAACAATTTATACATTTTTTTTCTGTTTAAATTTAATTTTTTTTACATAATTACTCTTCATTATTTTCTATGTTAAATTTAAAATACTTACACTATCATAGTCGTTCTTACTAATAGAATTATAATAAAACATATAAATGAGTATAAAACAGAGAAAGATAATTGTAGTTATTCTTTTAAATATTTCATGATCCTCTTCTTGTTTTTTTTTATAAGCATCTATTTTTTTCTGTGCTTTTTCGGTGGTAGCATCCTCCTCTTCTTGTTTTTTTTTATCAGCATCTATTTTTTTCTGTGCTTTTTCGGTAGCATCCTCCTCTTCTTGTTTTTTTTTATCAGCATTTATTTTTTCCAGTATATCTTTAACTCTTTTATCAACCCGATCGTTAAATCGTGCATCATCAGCGGTTTTTTTATCGGCTATTTCTTTATCTTCAGCGGCTTTTATATCATCAAGTTTTTTTTGGTACTTTACTATGTCTTGCTTAGTCATTATGGACCATTGATTCATCCCTATTGATGTGTTTATGTTATTGATGTGTTTATGTTGATATTGTTATCATAATAGTAAAAATCAAATCCATTTCAATTTTTTGATAATTAATTAAAATTTAAATACTTTTTATATATAATTCTAATATTATGAATATATTTGGTAGTATAATTTTTATAAAATATCTTATTATATTTATCTAAAATATAATTTACATTTATTTTAACGATTTCTATAGCACCTTCCATAGAAAATATATTTATCTTTTATTATAAATATCTCTTCTTGCTTATTATTATAATGTATGATATTATATATTATATATTATATCCACACATAAAATTATTAGTTATAAATTATAACGAGTTAATTAATTCTTCTTAGTTTTTCTGTGCTTCTTGGTCTTCTTGGTCTTCCTGTGCTTCTTAGTCTTCTTGGTTTTCTTGGTCTTCTTGGTTTTCTTGGTCTTCTTGGTCTTCTTGGTCTTCTTGGTCTTGCGACGCTTATTACCACCAATTATATCACACGAATTTGTAGCCCAACAATCATTTAACGCGTTATTTTGTCCATTGATAGATGTAGTATTTGTTTCTAAACTAAAACTATTTGCACCAATTGGACTTACATTAGGTCCGACTTGTGAAAATTGAGGAACTATTACACGATTGAGGTCCGAACTTCCCCCATGCGTTTGATTTAACATTGTTTGTTGATTAATCATATTTTTTTGAAAACCGGCAGCATTAGTCATGGGACTATTACCATATTCATACCCATATGATAAAAATGGTACCGATTGTAATTTATTATTTATATTAGTTCCCATGTTAATTATTATATATATGTATATATATATATTATTTTTTATTTTTTATATTTTTATATTTTTATATATAGAATAAATATCATATATAGAATAAATATCATATATAGAATAAAAGATATAAATAAATAATAATGTATATTATACATATAGATTAATTCATTCAATAAAATGGATAAAACAGAACGAATGCATTTAAAAAAAATGATCAGCGCGAATGACGTTGAAGATTGTACGAATGAAATTAGGAATAAAAAGCATAGTGAAAAAATCAAACAAGATGTTACAATATTTATTTCACTTAAAAAAAAATATCAACGACTTTCACAATCAAATCCAGACCAATTTGATAGGATGTGTACTTCTCAATGTAATTTTCTTTTTACGAATTATACTGATATTTTTAATAAAATTAAAAAAGATGAACTAAATCTAGAGATGTTAATGAAATTTATTTCTATATTAAAAAAAATAGAAGATGAAGAAATAGACCAACATACTGGTGCGTTTGAAGTTGGCAAAATATTAAAAGAAATATATATTGACAGTGCTTTAATCAGGGCAGAAAGGATTGATAAAAAAACAGGTAAAAAAATGGGTCCTTCTAAACCGAGTTCTGTAAAAAATATATCTTGGAGAGATTATAAAGAAATGAATACTAAAATATAAAAAATAAAATAAAAACACTTACCATACATTTTAATTTATTTAATTTATTCTATTCTATACTATTCTATATAGAATAGAATAAATTCAGTTTTCATTTATAAATATTAACTCTTCAATTTCATCAAAATAGACGTTATATAAATTATAATATTTAGAATTTTTGTAATCTTTATCTTTATGAATAACATTCAACATTTTCAATGTTTTATAAACACTAAAATTATTAATTAGTTCTTCAAAATCTTTTTTATAGTTTGGAAAACTATCAACTACTGATTTTAATCTATCCAATGTTTCGCTTTTTAGCAATGTTTCGCTTTTTAGCAATGTTTCGCGTTTTAGCAATGTTTCACTGATATAAGGAATGCGGAGAATAATCACTTCCATCTTCTTTATTTGTATTCGTTCTAATTTATTAATGATTTAATGGTTTAATTAAACATAAAAGGTATTTCAATTTTTAATTAAATACTAAATTATTTTATATTCATATATTATAATGAAACAAACAAAAAAAATATATAAAAAATCCAGAAAATCTAAAATGCATAAAAAATCCCGAAAATCTAAAAATAATAATTTAAGAAAATCTAAAAGAATTAGATTTACAAAAAATAGATCACATAAAGGTGGTTATACCTGGTTAGAAAACTGGAATTTAAAAAAATATGCAAATGACGAAGAGGTTCAATCTCGTCTTGCAGCACATTTTAATGAACCCAGTGTAGTTGGAAATCCAAAAGGTGCGTTATCAATTTTAAAAGCAAATAATTCATTATTTAAAAGTATAAATGATCTATTTAAAGAAATAGGTATTAATGTAGAAAATTATGATGAAAAAATAAAACTTATGAAATCCAATAAGGGTCTTAAACAATATGACGAACAAATGGCGCGCGAAGATGTAGATGAAGAACGTTCGCGAAAGAGGGAGGCGGATGAAGAATTGATGGAGATCCGAAGAAAAGAAGTAAACGCAGAAAAAAGAGCGAAAATGAAGGAAATGGAGAAAGAACGAGCAATGATGATGCGGATAGAAGCAGAAAATAGATATGATAATAAACATCGCGATGAGGTAAGAAAAAGTTTTCCCACATATGGTGTTGATAATACTTCTCGTAAATCTTATATTAATAAACGACAATAAATAAAATATTATTTACATATATAATTGAATTAAAATATTAAACATTTCAATTATATATACATACTAGTATGAATTACACTCTTTTAATTGTAGAATCACCTGCAAAATGTAAAAAAATAGAGGGTTATTTGGGCGAAGGATATAAATGCGTCGCAAGTTTTGGTCATTTACGTGAATTAAATGGTATAGAATCTATAAATATTAACGAAAAATTTGAACCACACTTTATTCAAATTGAATCTAAAAAAAAACAGATTGGTGTTTTGCGTAAAATGATTTCAGAAGCAAAAGAGGTATTATTGGCGGCAGATGATGATCGTGAAGGCGAATCAATTGCTTGGCATATTTGCGAGTTATTTAAACTGCCATTAAGCACAACCAAACGTATCATCTTTCGCGAAATTACTGAATCTGCTATAAAAAAAGCAGTAGAAAATCCTACATTAGTTAATATGGATACCGTTAATGCGCAATTGGCAAGACAAATATTAGATTTATTAGTTGGTTATAAATTATCCCCTATTTTATGGAAAAACATTTCAACATATACGAAAACAGGTCTATCTGCTGGTCGTTGTCAAACACCCGCACTGCGTATTATTTATGAAAACCAAAAAGAAATAGAATCTTCACCTGGCACAAAAGTATATAATACTACTGGTTATTTTACAAGTAAAAATATTCCGTTTGTTCTTGATTATAATCATGAATCCAAAGAAACCATAGAAGCATTTTTACAAGAAACATTAAATCATCAACATATTTATCAATGTGGCGAATTGCGCAATAATATAAAACACCAACCAAAACCATTTACAACTAGCGGATTACAGCAAATGGCAAGCAATGAAATGCGTGTTTCGCCGAAAGAAACAATGGCATTATGTCAAAAATTATATGAATGTGGTTACATTACTTATATGCGAACAGATAGTTTAGTATATAGTAGTGAATTTATAGAAAAGGCAACAAAATATATTACATTTGAATACGGTAAAGAATATGTGAATACCGAAATTGATAGACTTTCATTAAGAAGTTGTGATATTAGAGAAAATAATGATACTTTAAAAGAAGTAAAACAAACAGAAGGAGAGAAAATCAATAATAAATTAATTAAAAATAAAAATAAGGATAAAAATAAGGATAAAAATATACAAGAAGCACACGAGGCAATTCGTCCGACTAATATAAATAAAACGATTTTAGATAAAAACGATTTTACTATTAAAGAGATAAAAATGTATTTATTAATCAGAAGAAACACATTAGAAAGTTGTATGTCGCCTGCTATATATAAGGTGATTACTGCAACAATATCATCGCCATCATTAAATGCTGATAAATTTAATTATAAATATTTACCCGAACAAATCATATTTCCTGGTTGGAAAATTGTAGAAGATACTTATGAAAAAATAAATAATGATTTTACTTATTTACAGGCATTGAAAAACGGTAGTATACTAAAATATAAAAAAATATGTTCCAATGTTACAATGAAAAACCTTAAATCACATTATACAGAAGCAAAATTAGTTCAATTATTAGAAGAACACGGTATTGGTCGTCCATCAACATTTTCTAGTATTATTGATAAAATTCAGGAAAGGGAGTATGTAAAGAATGGGAATATAGACGGAATTACTATAAAATGCGTTGATTATGAATTAGACAGTGATGAATTATCTGAAATAGAAACAACCAGGCAATTTGGAAATGAGAAAAATAAATTAATTATTCAACCGCTTGGAGTAATTGTATTAGAATTTTTGTTAAAAAATTTTAATTCGTTATTTGAGTATTCATATACAAAAAATATGGAAGATGAATTAGATTTAATTGCAAAAGGCAATAAAATATGGTATAAATTATGCGGTGAATGTTTAAATGAAATAGATACGCTTTCAGATGTAATAAACAATAAAGATAAAGATAAAGATAAAGATAACAATACAGAAAATAATGATAATAACACAGGAGTAATAAAAATAGATAATGAGCATACATATATGATCTCAAAATATGGACCAGTTATTAAGTGCACAAAAAATGATAAAGTTTCTTTTAAAAAAGTGAAACAAGATATTGATATAAATAAATTAAAAAGAGGTGAATATAAATTAAGTGATATTATTATTGAATCGCAATTAACGGGTAGACCGTTAGGATTATATAAAGAGTATGAGGTAGTTTTAAAAAAAGGTAAATATGGATTATATATTGAATGGAAAGGGATTAAAGAATCTATTACTATAAAAAATAAATCCGATGATGATATTATATTAGAAGATATTGCTGATATTATTGATAAAATAATATTAAATAGTAATCATAATGATAATGCGAATGATAATGGTAATAGTAAATCTATTATAAGAAAAATCAATGAAGATTTATCTTTAAGAACTGGGAAATATGGAGATTATATATTTTATAAACGAAAAATGATGAAACAACCGAAATTCCTGAAATTAGCAGGATTTATTGGGAATTATAGGGATTGTGATATGTCTATTTTAAAAAAATGGATAAAAGAAACATATGGAGTATAATACATAAACAATAAAATTGAAATACATAAACAATAAAATTGAAATACATAAACAATTTTATTGTAATACATAAACAATAAAAATGAAATACATCGGTTATAGTATGCGCAAAAAACAATGGATTAAAATTCCTGATAATAAAATTCGTAATGATACATATGGTTTTTTGGGCGGAGGTGCAACATCCTATACTTATATAAATAGTTCAAATAATAAACTGGTAAAAATCATAATTGGATCACAATCTAAAACAGATGAAGAATTTATAAGAGAATGTGAAAAAGAAATAGATTTTCAAATGAGAGCAGCAAATGAAGATTTAGCGCCAACTATTTATTTTCATGGGTTTATAAAAAATGAAAATTCTATTTTTAGTGATGACAAAAAGGTTATAGTGCCGTATTATTATATTGTTATGGATTATTTATCGGAAAAAAAAGGTTGGAAATATGTATTTCCTGATGATATGCCTGAATATTCTTATAATTACATATATAATTTAATTAAAAAAACAGGATTAATAAATGTTAAAGATCCCGATACACATTTTTATTTCAATCATAAATTAAAAAAATTATATATGATTGATTATGGAAATTGTGAAGAATGCCATTTTAAGAACGAAAATGACATGAAAACCTCTATTCATCGTATGATAACCCGACTTCATATAAATTATAAACCTATTCCTATGATTGATTAGATGTTGTGTAAAAGAAAGGAATCTTACTCATTCATTTATTATTATTTTTATCTTATTTTTATCTTATTTTTTTAATTTTAATATATTTAATTTCTCTCTATGGTTCATTTGCGCTTCTTATAATTTTGTCTTGAATTTCGTTTAGTATGTCTTTTTTTCTTTCTAGAAATCTTACTCTTTTTAGTCCTTTTAGTTTTATTTAAATTGGATTTTTTCATTATTTTATTTTTTCGACCTCCATTTATATCACTTTTAGATTGAATCAAATTTTCTTTTAAAAATAAAGGAATATCAAATGGTGTTTCATCATTCTGTGTTAAAGCACTACTAAATATTCTTTTAAAATCATCTAATGTCATCTTCTTTTCAGTTTCAGATAATGTGTTTCCAACAATTTCCCTCCCTTCATCCCAATCGTAGTTTTTAAATGGTTCATACTCTTCGTTTCTATCAATATCCATTTTAGTATTATACAATGGTTCACTCATAGTTATATTTAAATCATTTGTTGGATTATTTATATTTTTAAGTCCTCCATCTAATACGCGATGATACCGAAGACGTTCATCATACTCATTACCGCCACCATAACTTTCAGGACCATAAGGACCATAATATAAAGGAAATAATGCATGTAATAAATTTGGAGGATTTCGTTCAATTTGTGAGATACTTGAAAATTCATAAAATGGTTGAAGTCTTGGTTGAATAATCTTCAATATAAATTCTTTACGTTTAGTATTAAATACTGTTATTGAGTCTCTTATACTTTCAATAATTAATGGATTTACATCGATAAGTTTGGCATCTTTTGATAACCCAAAGTACAACTGAAATAACCTTTCATTTAATAATAAATCAAATTTATAGGTAGGATATACTAATAAATCTTTTTTTGATTGATTAGGTAATTCAATTGTTCTACCAAAATCAATTAATTTAATTATACCTAAATGCCGTGGTTCATATGTTGTAGTATAATGCTGTATATCAGGATTAACCATAATATTTCCAAAGTGTGAGTCGCCGTGAAAATATCCAAATAAATGTAATCGGTGTATTTCATATAATGCGAATTGCACGAATGTATTATATCTAGGATGCTTTAACAAATTACCTAATACATTATATCCTTCCATAAATTCCATAAAAATAAGTGATATATTTACTGGTTGATTATTAGCACTATTTTTGGCATTTAAAATGGTTTGAATAGTAACGAATTCAGTTAATTTAGGTTTTTGGTCTCGGGGAATAATGTTTTTCATTGAAAATATTTTTTTTATATCATATACTTCCGATACTGGATTCATTGTTTCAATAATAGCAGGACATGAAGCATCTAAAAAACTATGTGACGATATTATAGATTTTCTATAAATTTCCTTTTGAGTTTCTATTTCTCTCTTAATAGTAGTGAAACTGTTGATTTCTATTCCATTGTATCCAGGTCTATTATCAATTACCGCCCAATCTGTATTATACCCTTGACGCAATATAATTTCATTTGAAGGTATCACTTTTATTAAAATAGATGTAATATCCCTGGCAAAATTTAATGAATCAATACTTATAAATGGAGTATCAAATCCATCTTTTAATTTTGCAATTAATGTAATACAACTTATACTATTATTAGTAAGTATTCTAAACATGGAATTTTCTAAAAAATAAGTTAACGCGTCGGTTTTTGTTCTATCGTTCCACGAAGGTTTTAATTCAACCCCTCCTTTCATTTTTGATGTTTTTGGCATCCTTTTGTTTTTATTATATATATATATATATATAATAATTATAAACAGACAATTATAAACAATATTATTTATAATAAATAAGTTTGAGGAATACGCACATTATAACTACGACCAATTTCATTTTTCAATGAATTAAATTCTAATGTAAAATTAAATTTATTATTTTGAAAATCAACATATCTTCCATCATGAAAACGAAATGTAAATTTTAATTTAGATATTCTCTCTATAGGAGGTTCATAATGAGTTATGTTTTGTAATGAAATATTTCGTGAATTGAATAAAGTTTGATTATAGTCGGCATTAATCGGTATTTTAGCAAACGCAGAATTTACTTTTCCAGATATTCCGGTATGATTATACATATCTTTGCTTGTTTCAGTATACGGATATATTTCATCCATTGAATTATATTTTTCTACTTCCATATAAATACATTTTTCACCCATAATATCTTGTTTATAAGGTGTTTGTATATATTTTACAATATTTTTACTCGTAATCCATTCATTTACAAGTTTATTATTAGCAAGACTTAGTTCAGTTGATACATTTTGAGATTTATAATTATCTTTATCAAACCCTAAATAATATCCTAAACCCCAATCACTATAACGTTCATCTATACTATGATTTGAACTAATATTACTATTATTACAACTAATATCTGTATTTACATAATTATGACTTCCATCTTTAAAAAGTAATTCAAAATCTATATCAACATTAGTTCCAAAAAAATATTTTTGAGAAATATTATCATAATATACATGTATATTAGCGCCAGTATTTATAGTATTTAAACGATATTCAAGTTCATTTGCCAAGAGAATCGGGGGATATGTTCCTTCTCCAATTTTTATATTTTTAATTCCGGTTCCATCATATTGAAAAGATAATTGTGTATTTTTATAATTATCACTAAATGTATAAAAGTTTGATGGCATTCCTACTTCTACTAAACGCAATGACTGAACATTTAAAATCGATTCAGGTAAAGTTATTTCAAACTGATTCGAATTAATCCATTTTGTTATATCACGATCTTCTGAATGTACAGTTACTAATTTTCGGTCTAAAACATAATTATTTTCTCTCCCAATTAATGGTTTATTATTTCCCAAACTATACATGTTATAAATAAATAATATTAAAAAAAAATATTATTATCTTATATCAAAAATAATAATATAATATATTTTGTATAATATAAAATTTATAAAAAAATAATAATATAATATTATTATAATATTATATTATATTATGAATCAAAATATTACTTATGACCTTCAAATTATGGCGGGATTTGTATTAGTTGGAATACTTATTAAATTATTTATTTCTAATAAACCAACAATAGATGGTATTAATGGTCCTGCAACTTCTGCTATTTGGGGATATGGTGTAGTTGCATTAGCACTATTAGGTACAATGTTCATTACATTTTCTTTAGCAACATCCCTTTATGATTCTAAATCTAATGATAAAGGAATTTTCAACTTTATTAAATTATTAGTTATGAGTTCTTTACCTACAATTTCTACACTGTTCATAATTACCTGGATTATTGGATTAAATACTTCTTATTATAAGAAAATTAATGAGGGTAAAGTTGCGACAGAATATTATCAGTTTTCTACTATAACAACAGTGTTAATCATAATTCAAATTATAGTATTATTTCAGTCCATATTTCAAGGCAATGCACAAAATAAAATGGCATATACTACTTATGGTATAACATTAATTAATATGATTTTTATAGGAATCATGAATATAATTCTAACTTTTTTTTCTACTGATGGTTAACTTTATAAGTTTATAATTTTACAAATTTGTATGTCACTCCATATTCTATATTATTTTCCCATACACCAGAAATTTTTAATCCAAATGATTGCATAAGTTTTGTATCAATATTTACACGATTATTGTTTGTGTTATTATTATTAACACGATCATTTTTTTCATGAAAAATTTTTATATGTCCTGTTATTAACGATTCATATAACCGATATACGGGTTTTTTATTTAAATATAATAATTTACCAAGAATATTTTTTTCAATCTCATAAAGAGAAAGAATCGCATCAAAATTTATATTTACATTATAGATATACTTATTTTTATTATAAAAAATTTCACTATTTAATAATAAAAAATTAATTTCTATTACAATACAATTAAGCATTAAAACATTATTTGAATAAATAATTTTTATAAAATTACTATTATCAAAAATATTATTTTTTATGGGTTCTTGGAAATAAACATTATTTATATTAAAATCATTAGTAGGTATAATAATATTCATTCGTATATTAATAGTATTATTCTATTATATCTTAATATATTTAAACTATAATGAGTTATGAATAAAATTAATTTATCATATTTATTCTTCTATTGATTCTTCTAATGTTTCTTCTAATGATTCTAATGATTTGAGATAAATAGAAACTATAATAATATCATGTATATCAATATCATTAACACCTTTATCTACTAAAGATAACGCATATAATGCTTTCGATGTTAAAATTTTATTTTTATTTTTTAGTAATTCTAATGTTTCAATCCATATTTTTGAAATATTAGGATGACTTTTAATATTATTTTGAAATTTACTGATTAAAGTGTCTATATTATCAGCGTCTATATTATCAGTGTCTATATTATTCATTTTATACAAATATAAAATATAGGTTATAATATATTGTTATGTAATAAAATAAAGAGATTTATTTAACTTATTATATAATTAATAATCATACTTATACAATAAGTTAAATAAATAAATGAAATTCTATGAAACACATTTCGATAATTATATTAAAAATAATAATTCTTGTAGTCTACATCCAAAATTAAATAAATTATATAATTCATTTCCTAAAAATATTAATGATATGAAAAATATTATATTATATGGTCCGCCCGGTGTTGGTAAATATACACAAATGTTATCATTAATTAAACAGTATAGTCCTTCACACCTTAAATATGAAAAAAAAATAAGTGTCACACATAATAAAAATACTTATTTATATAAAATAAGTGATATTCATTATGAAATAGATATGTCTTTATTGGGGTGCCAATCAAAAATGTTATGGAATGAAATATATAATACCGTTGTGGATATTATTATGGTAAAACAACATAATTCCGGCATTATTGTTTGTAAATATTTTCATGAAATACATAGTGAATTATTAGATAATTTTTATAGTTATATGCAGACAATGCCATTGACTACAATAGATTTAAAATTTATTTTAATAACTGAACAATTAAGTTTTATACCAAACAATATATTAAAATCGTGTTTTGTTATAAATATTCAAAGACCTTCGCGATTAATATATAACAAATGTATTAATCACAATAATAATATTAGTAATAATAGTAATAATAATATTAAAATAAACGACTCATTAGATGAAATCGTTAATATAAAAAACATATATACAAAAAATACTTTTATAACTCAACCATATAAAACAATATGTGATAATATATTATTATTATTTATTAATAATTCAAGTAATGAAAATATTAATTTTATTTTATTAAGAGAAAATTTATATGATATTTTAATTTACAATATCAATATAAATGAATGTATTTGGTATATACTACAAAATATTAATAAAAAAATAAGCAATGATGATATTTCACTTATTTTAATAAAAATGTATAATTTTTTATATTATTATAATAATAATTATCGTCCAATATATCATTTAGAAAATTTTATAATTTTTCTTATAAAAACAGTTAATAATTTATAAATTATTAATTATAAATAGTTCCATAAAAGTATTTGAATTTCACAATAAAAATACACAATAAAAAAATACAAAATATTTTTATTGTGTATTTTCAGTTTAATTATATATTAACTTTATTCTTTATTTATTGTTTATTTATGTATTAACTTTATTCTTTATTTAATCCTTCTTACGAATAACCTTCTTCACAACCTTTTTCACAACGGGTGAAGATTCAGGAATAATTTGTGCAGGTGCTGACACTGTTTCAGATGTGGGTTCTTCTTCTACATCACTATCCTCTGCCAATTCCAAAGTAGAACTTGAATCAACTTCATCTTCTTCTTGATCTTGTGTACTCTTATTTAGTTCCTTCATTTCATTAGTTGACAAACTAATTAGACACTTTCCCTTCAAGGAAGCACGCTGTTGAATAACGCCCTGAAACAACTTCCAGGTAACACCGAACTTACCTCCAGCAAACCAAATTCCGCCACACTGAATAATCGCTGCAATATTAGTAAACTTAGGGATCAAAGTCAAAGGGGTGATTTCGGTATTATTCTTATCTGGGAACAACATTTCGCCACGAATATCATATAATTCGCAATTGAAT